GGACTCGGCAGTATTTCCGATTTTTGGTTTACTGACAAAGAGTGGTTCACACGCTCCACGGTGGCGACTTGGTTTTTCCAGTCAGCAACCTTATGCGTTCCTGTGGAAGTGTGGCAGAATTTAGTGGACAATGTTGATTTGCTGAGGTATGAGGAACTGACGTGGTCCCAAACCTTACACAGCACCAAGATGGAAGTTCAGAAGAACAAGGTCATTATGCAATTGCGAAGGTCTTTCCCAATGGATAAGGAATTCGAGCATTATGTCCTAAAACTCGCCGAAATGGTTTATTGCGATAACCTGCCGTTAAAAACGAAGATTATGAGGAGGGTGGCATCAAATTGGTTCCACTTCCTTTCTTTCAACGAATTACGGCAGATTGGCAAGACTTTTGTGCGTTGGTGGAAAATACCACTATGGGCAGTACCTATCCTTGTGATGGTGCTAGCCTTGGCCTGTCAAAAGGTCCGCCCTTTGCCAATGCAAACCCCAGCTCACGGCAACATTTTCTCACACTACTCGAAACCTTTGTTTCTCGGTGTGGGATACGTGTTGCAACAAAGCCAAAAGTTTGCTCCGCACTGGGTGAAGAGGTATGCTTCAACTTGCCAGGTGGCAGTTTTAAACATTTGCGATTGGTTTGTGTCTGCGGCCACTTCATTGTGGACAGGGGCCCAAACAATCGTGGAAAGCTTGAAAACTGCACTGACGCCAGCAGCAGAAATGCTGAAGGCGGCGACACCTGTCATTAAACAATACACACCGTCGTTGACCACAGCCTACAGTTTGTACAGTGTCCCAGCTTCAATTGTCTGGGCCATACAAAGTTGGCCGAATGCAATGAACATCATGTTACCGCTACTACCGCAGATTGCCGGAGGGGTGATATTTGAAGAGATCTTTAAGAGCATGGCAGGAACACCGATTTTCAACTTTTTGGAATTCGGCTCGAAACTGCTGAGCTCTTTATACATGGGATCGTTCTTCACTGTCGCTCCTTTGGCACTCATGCCAGCGATGATGCATGACAGCATTTCAGATATGGGGATAATTTGCAGGATATTGTTTCACGTGTTGTATAACATGTGGCCTCCTGCGGCAGCTTTATTGCTGCCATTCCTTTATCTTAGACGAGGACAGAAAGAGATGGCGCTCTTCTCCGCAACCTGGGTGGTTTGCTGGATGCCCTTACTCCGCTCATATCTGGAAGTGGCTCTTCGTGAGACCGCCGACAGATTGGCATTGGAGTTCGGTGCCCCACACGGCTCACTACCCCTGGTGATCTTGTTCTTCATGGGTCTCATTAGTTTGTTAAAATTACGGAAAAACAAATATGCAGACTACATCACATTTCGTGAGAACTTCTATATAAAAGATTGGCCCGACCGAGCCCCTTGGATCATAAACCCCGGATGCACTGCGTTTCCGGTGGAGTTTTCCCGCACACCTCAGCAAGCCGTGTCTTATTACACAGCTAAGAAGGCGTGTGGGTTGATCCAATTCTCTTATGAGTGCCCGGTCCCTAGTAAACAACCTCAACAAGCGTTCTATTACTGGTTCCTTCCAACGAATGTTCCAGGATATGTTCCCATGAGGTCTGATGAGAACTTGTTGGCTGTCTACCTTGCTCGCATCTTGGTGGAGGCTCCACTTGACCCGGAAATCCAACTTGAGTTCTGGAAGAAGCACATGTCTCGATATGTCACTTTTATCGCTCAAATGGCCCCCATTCCATGGGCGGATCTGGTCGACGAGTGGATCAACCACTTTGATGATAGACGCAAAAGGCGCCGCTATGAACATGCCAAACAGCAGTTCATGGCGAATCCCAATGTCCTGCAAAAAGCGTTGCTTGAGACCCATATCATGGTGAAAACCGATGAGATGCTCTTGAAGTTTGAAACTGATAGAACTCCACGGATGAAGCCCCGTTCGATCGCCAATGTCGACGAAATCCCACAGCTAGTGGTTGGACCCGAAATTTATGAAGCGCAAACACGCCTCAAACTTTTGTGGTCTCCGACCTGCCCGTTTGTTGTAAAGATAGACGGTGTGGTGTTTTCGTTGGCGTACGGCGGCGCGGCCACTGATTTAGAAATGACTCAGTGGATGTATTGGGTCTTAACTGATAGCTCGTGTCATGTGCACATCATCGTCTCTGGCGATGATAGTCTTGTGTATGACACCAGGACTTGCCTATGGGCGGAAGGAGATGCTGCCATGTTCGATCAAAGCCAAAGTTTCGGCCCCTTGGCATTCGAGCGTGCAGTATTATCCCGACTGGGTGTTTCGAATAGAGCGCTTCGAGTTCTCAAGAAACTCACGACAGCGACGTATACCTCTTATCCTCGCTCTGGCCGAGGATTCTTTAAGGCTAACCGCGAACTTAGAGCTATGAGGGATACAGGAGGAACAGACACCAGTTTGGGTAAC